TGAAGCTTAACTCTTGGCATCTTAATTAAATTGTATCTTTGTACAAAAGTACTTTATTATGGCAACACTTGCTGGTCAGAAAGTTAAAGACGCATATTCTTCGCTCCTAAAGCTTGAGAGTGGAGCAGCAACATCTACGACAAAAATCATTGAAGACGGCGCTGGTAACGATACCGCCCTTAAGCTGTCTACCACAAAGGTAGAGGTTAACGGTCAGCTGGCCTTTACGTCTTCTCCTTCTACGGGAAGCACCGAGACTTCCGCTTTGTTCTTAGACGCAAGCAACAATATTGTAAAGCGCACATTGGGAGCAGGAGCATTTACCGCAGGGGATGCCCTCACCGCAACAGCTCCTATTGATATTACTTCTGACGTAGTGTCTTTGAATGCGCCCACTACCCTTAGCCAAATCACATCAGGAACCGCAGCAACAGCAGACAGCTTCTTCATTTACGACGCTTCTGCAACAGCGCATAAGTACATTACTCTTGACGATCTAAAGACCTATGTTACTACTGGCGTTGTAGCTACGGCTGCTGGAGCGGATACGCAAATCCAATTTAACGATGGTGGCGTACTGGGAGCAAGCTCTTTGTTTACCTATAGCGATACGCAGATTTACTACGCAGGCCGCTACTGGGTAGTGCGTGAGCAGTCTTCAGGCAATGCTTCTACATATATGTCTTCTGAGAGCTATGATATCTCAAACGGCACTACCAATGGTACGTGGTTTGTTTGTGAGTATGCTAACTTCAAGGGTCTTGTAGTAGAGTATGTAGCCTATAATGCTTCCGAGTCTCGTAAGCGGATGGGGCGCCTTTCTGTATTGTGGGACTCCTCCACTGGAGGAACAGCCCCTGTTTATGCAGATGAAGAATATATCGCATTGGGAGCGTCAACGACATCAACGCTTACGTTCTCTGCATCAATTGCTGGTTCAAATCTTGTCGTCTCTGCCACCAATAGCGTGGGCGAGACAATGTATCTTAGAGGAAGCGTAAAGCAATTCTACAGCTACTGATAATGACAAAGGAAGAACAGCGAATTGAATTTTTTATAAGGGTTCGGGAAAAGTTTGAAGAGATAGAGCAGTTGGCTCAAGACTTTGAGCTGATGGAAGACTATCTAAGCATTCTATGTGTGGGTCTTCTTGAAGAGCAAGAAGAAGAGGACTCCTATCGCGTCAATGCAATTTCAAGTATCTTTGTAGATAGCGAACAAGAAATGGGGTCACTCCTAACCCATCTGGCAGCCAACTATGATGGTGGTGCGCCAGACACTGGAAGCATAGACTTCTGGATGGGTCAGGGCGGTGACGCTTAATTTGAATTGAAATGAATATCATACGTAAGATTATTGTGGGCAATGACCCACTAAAAGCTATGGCTTACTATGTGGGCCAGAAAGCAGGAGAAGCAGAAGTAGACTGTATTGTCTTAGACGCTGAACACCTACACCGATACAAAGAGCGCCGATACCTTATCTACATCAAAGGAGATGACGGCATTATGCTATGGAAAGCTGTAGAGAGTTCACCCGTATTACTTGAATTTGATTGCAACTTCTGATGAAACCATTATACCATTTTATTGTACAGGTACCCCAGCGTGTCAACGAGACAAAGAAGATTGGCGATATTGAAATCTATATCGATACCAAGTTCAATGAGTTTGAGCACCGCGTGATGCAGGGTGTTGTTGTAGGCGCACCATATAAATACAACACGGGAGTAGAAGAGGGCGATACGCTTTTCTTTCACCACCACGTTGTGATCACCCCACAACTTGTAGACAAGGACCACGATTTATATCAGGTTCTATATAGTCCTAACGGAGGATTCTCCTCTCAGGCATATGCTGTCAAGAAGAAAGATACGGGAGAGGTGCTCGCTTTGGGAGACTGGGTTTTCCTTGAGCCTATCCGCCCAGAAGAAAAGCTTAAAAGCGGGCTTCTTGAGATTGTCTCATTTGAGACTCCAAGAAACGAGAAAGGGAAAATTAAATACGCCAGCGACAAGATTAAAGAAGAAGGTCTTGAAATAGGCGATACGGTATACTTCCAGAAAGATGCCGACTATGAAATGTTAATTGACAATCAAACTCTATGGCGAATGCTCGTTCAACATCTAATGGTAGCGGAAAAGTAGCCTATTCAACAGCTACGGCTGCCCAGAACCTCATTGAGGCAATGGAGCAGGCTATCCGCAATATGACGGAAGAAATAAAGAAGCCCGTTGATCCAGAGCTTACAGGATCTGGACGTAAGGCTGAGCTTGCCGCATTAAAAGAAACAGCTCTTGCCTGCAAGGACCTTATCATTGAACGACAGAAACTGTCCGAACTTGTAGAGTCTTTAAATGACAATGGAGGCATCTCAGATGAGGCAGACTATCGCGGAGGCTTTGCTGAAAAGTTCGTAAAGAAATAAAGCTCAAACTGTAAAGTAAATGAGCCACAAAGTGTAAAATAATGCACCTTAACACGGAAAAGTTCAGAATTACGCAAGAATTTATACCAATAGTGCAACTTATGGCACATTATTAAACGCCAACATCAGAAGTCAAGAGTAGCGATTACCCTTGATTCACAAACGAGAGTAAATTAAAACAAATTATACATCTGTAAAGAAATGGCTGGCTTAAAGCTTATAGAAGACGAAACAATTATCAATATCTGTCCAGACGATACGGAAGGAGAGGTCATTGAGATTGCTAATCTTAAGATACAGCTACCAAAGAAGCCAACTAAGAAAGATATTCTCTTTCACGATAGACCAAAGAAAGACCAACGCTGGGAACGCTCAGAACTACCACGTGATCTATCTCAGATAAAGACAATGGATGATTGGTACTCTGCACCCAAAGAGTTCCAGCAGAAGTACAGCCCATATATTGAGCAGGAATTTACACGCCGCCGTAATGGGGTGTGGTTCTATAACAACGGAGAAGCTACCTACATTACAGGCCACCAGTATATGTTCTTGCAATGGAGCAAGATTGATATTGGATATCCAAGCTACTTGGAGTTTCAACGTAGGCTGTTCTTGCATCTATCTGCCTGTGAAACAGATCCTCGCTGTATGGGACAGATTTATACCAAGTGTCGTCGTTCTGGTTATACCAATATGAGCAGCGCGGTGCTGGTAAACGAAGCCACACAGGTAAAGGATAAGCTGTTGGGCATTATGAGTAAGACGGGTACAGACGCCCAAGCTGCCGTATTCTCCAGCAAGGTGATTCCAATCTTTAAGTCCTATCCCTTCTTCTTTCAGCCCATCTTAGATGGTACTACCAACCCCCGTCAGGAGCTTGCCTTCCGCGAGCCGTCCAAGCGCATTACAAAGAAGAATAAGAGCGTCCAAAAGGGCGAAGCACTGGATACCGTCATCAACTGGAAGAACACCGTCTCTAACGCTTATGACGGCTCCAAGACCCACGTTTTGTTTTTGGATGAGGCGGGCAAGTTTGAGAAGGGACACGATATACGCGAGGTATGGCGTATCCACCGAACCTGTCTGCTTGTAGGACGACGTATTATTGGAAAGGCGCTTGTTGGCTCTACCGTCAATCCACTGGACAAAGGAGGGCGTGAATACCGCGATCTGTACTATGATTCAAACCCGCTGGACCGCAACGAGAATGGTCGTACTAAGAGCGGACTATATTCTATCTTTATTCCAGCCTACGAAGCGCTGGAAGGATTCTTTGACCAATATGGTAATCCCATTGTTGACGACCCTGAGAAGCCTGTTCTAACTGAAGATGGCACATTTACTGATATAGGAGCCAAGACCTTCTTAAAGAACGAACGCAAGGGACAGCAACACAATAGCTATGAGCTTAATGAAATCATTCGTCAGTTCCCTTTTACGGAGGACGAAGCATTTAGAGATTCTACAAAAAGCAGTCTCTTCAATATTCAAAAGATATACGAGCAGGTTCAGTATAACGATGATCTGTATCCAAATCCTGTTGTTATTGGGAACTTTGTTTGGCGTAATGGAGAACAGGATACGGAGGTACTGTTTAAACCAGACCCCAACGGACGCTGGCG